TTTCAGGAGGAGCGCACTCTCGTAGAGGGGATTCTTGACGGTACGATGGATCCCCGACCGGAGAACGTGTTCGGGATTATCTACACCCTCGATGAGGGGGACGACTGGACCGATGAGACAGTCTGGATTAAGAGCAACCCGAACCTCGGAGTTTCAGTGAAGCAGGATTTCCTGCGCAAGCAAGTTACCGAAGCACTAGCCAGCCCCCAGAAGCAGAACAATGTTTTAACTAAGCATTTCAACATCTGGACTCAGGCGGTATCGCGTTGGATCAGTGCTGAGGAGTGGGATGCGAATGTCGCCCCGATGGGCAACCTTGCAGGGAGACCTTGCTACGCCGGGCTGGATTTATCCACCGCCGTAGATATCACCGCATGGGTTCTCTGCTTCCCCCCAACTGATCTGGACAAACGCTTCAGCTTCCTCTACCGGTTCTTCATTCCCGGAGATGACCTGTTGGCACGGGAGCGCAGGGATAAGGTCCCCTACACCCTCTGGCGTGATAGGGGGTACATCACCGTAACGGACGGGAATGTTGTTGACTACGAATTCATAGAGGCGCAGATCAAGAAAGACGCTGACGATTATGACCTCCGTTCTATCGCCTACGACCCGTGGAACTCTACACAGGTGACAAACAACCTTGTGAATGAAATGCAGATGATTCAATTCAGGCAAGGATTTGGTTCCATGTCCGCTCCCAGCAAAGACTTTGAGAAACGGATTCTTGCACACGAACTTAACCACGGTGGCAACCCGGTCATGAAGTGGATGGTCGCAAACACAGAGATCAAGACGGATGCCGCGGGGAATATCAAGCCCGTGAAGCCTGACAGGAAAAGGACCGGCAAGAGGATTGATGGTGTCATAGGCTCAATCATGGCCCTTGATCGTGCCGTACACGGATCAGAGACCTCGGTATACAGCGAGAGAGAGGTGCTTGCTCTATGAGTTTAGGCAAGAGAATATCAGCCGCAGTTCATGCGTTCAGGTCAAAGGAGTACTGGGAGGCGATGATGGATTCGCTGAAAACCGGTTACCAAGGACACGCCGGGGTTGCGATAAACCAGACAAAGGCAGAAACCTACTCCGCTGTCTGGGCATCACTTGTTTTGATAACGGAAACCATCAGCACGATCCCCCTCCAGATATTCCGCAAAACAAAAAACGGGAGGGATGTCTATCGTGACCACCCCCTCTACCCTGTGCTCCACGATGTTGCAAACAAGAGCATGACCGCACAGCAGTTCCGTGAAACCTTGCAGTGGAATATAGAGATGCGGGGAATCGGGTTAGCTGAGAAGGTTCGTGACAGGAACGGGTTTGTCCGTGAACTCTGGCCCATCTCACCTGATGCTTTAGAGTCCATCGAGGTCGACAAGGGCGGCACTCCGCTGTTTGTTTTCACCAACGGAAAAACCTGGGGACCTGATAAAATTTTCTACTGCTATGGACCCGGATCTGTCGGGATGCAGCCGAGATCCAGACTTAATGTTGCACGGGAGTCCATCGGCCTTGGGCTTGCTGCAGAGGAGTATGGTTCAAGGTTCTTCGGGCAGGGCACGAACACGGGCGGGTTTCTTTCTACGGACAAAGCCCTGAAAAAGGAGACCTTCGACCGCCTCAAGGAATCAGTCAACGATAAATACTCGGGGCTTGGAAAGGCACACAAACTAGTGATTCTCGAAGAGGGACTGAAGTTTGAGAAAGCCGGGATGGCGAACGATGACGCGCAGTTTCTTGAGACAAGGAAGTTCCAGATCTCCGAGATTGCCCGGTTCTTCGGCTTAAAGCCCCATATGGTAGGAGATCTTGAGCATGCCACTTTTTCCAACATAGAGCATATGGGAATCGAGGCTGTCAGGTACTCATGGCGTCCCCGTACTATCCGACTTGAACAAGCTATAAACATGCAGCTGCTTAACGAACAGGAGCAAAAATATCTCTACGTAGAGCACAACCTTGACGGTCTCATGCAGGGGGACCTCAAGAGCCAGATGGAAGCGTGGCACATCGGGTTACAAGACGGGGTGTTCAACGCAAATGAGGTCAGGCAGAAACTGAACATGAACGCTCAGGTCGGCGAGCAGGGTGAGATTTATTATATGCCTTTGAACATG